AAGACTGGAGTGCAAGTGCGGGATGCGTACCGAGGGACCGGATTGTCTCGACCGAATGGTCGTTCACGTCAGGGAGGGCAATCGTGAGTGAAGAGAAGCTGACACCGGAGCGGGCCGTCAGGCTGTTGAGGGCCAAGGGCGCCGAGTTGGAGAACAAGGCCGCCGTGCTGTTCGAGGACGACACCGACGTACTCAACGACGAGTTCGGCTTCATCGCCGCCGACATCGCTCTCGTCGCCCAACTGCTGGCCGACCACATCGAGCGCACCGCCTACACGCTCACCACGTCGGCGTCGAGCGGCTCGTTCACCGCCACGACCCATCAGCGGGTGAGCCGTGGCTACCTCAAGTCGATCCTGAACGTGACCGAGTTCGAGGTCGGCTCCAAGGAGGAGGCCGACTACGTGGCGGCGTTGAAGGCCGAGTGTGACGCCTACCTCGGCCGTCGCTGGGGGCCGGATCACCACGACTACGACGAGATGGGCCAGTGATGAGCGACGGCTTCGCCTGGACGATCGTGGTCGAGTTGGCCGTCATCATCGGCCTGCTCGTCGGCCTCGTGTTCGGACCGCGGAAGTGAGTGAAGAGCGCATCGCTCGCCTGGAGACGGCGATGACCGAGATGGCCGAGGCGATGACCGAGACTCGCGTGGACATCCGTCGCCTGTACGAGGCGTGGCCGGGCCAGTTCAAGCAGGTCACCGCAGCGGCCGATCACGTCCGTCAGCGGATCTCCACGGCCGAGGTCGCCGTCGTCAGTGAGATACGGCGCATTCATGACCGACTCGATGCACTGGAGAAGAAGTTGTGATCGACAACAGAGGGGGAACCTATGAAGAGACTGATCATGGCGTTTGCGGCAGCGATCTGCCTGACCTTGACAGTGGCCAGTCCGGCCGAGGCGATACTGCCGACGTGCGACATCTGGTTCACGATGTCATCGACACCGAAGGCGTACAGCCCGTGCAACAACACGGTGATCGGGCCGTGGACGAGTCCAGCGGGCGGCTGCCTGCAATGGGTGTCGTGGCATCGGACCCAGCGCCGGGTGCAGAGAGGGGCGGTGACCCGCTGGCAGTACCGGGAGCTTCTGGAGAACGAGGTACGGGCCAAGTTCACGGTGACGGTGGGGCCGGTCGTCTACCACAAGACGCAGACGATGCCGGGGTCGCACACGACGACGACATTGCGATCGTGGCTGGTATGGCCGGGTCCGGGCGGTTGCGTACCGCTGCACATATGAACCGCTGGACGGTGCTCACTGTGGTGGCCATGTTGTGGCTGATCGCCGCCGCCGTCAACGCCATCTGGTTCCCGTCATGGGGCGCCCTGGCCGGAATGCTCCTGGTCATCCTGGCGGCGTGGTGGGTAGTCGGCGGCTGCGCCCGCCGCGGTGACCCACTGGCTCGACGCCTGACACACATCCACTCGTCGTGATCATCATCGCTCTCGCCGCCCTCGCCTTGATCGGCCTGCTCGCCGTTGCGGCGACGATGCTGAGCAGCATCATCAGCCGGGAGGAAGAGTGACCACCAAGCACCACGTCATGCTCTGGCTGGCGATGATCACGATCATCTTCGACGTCACGCTTCTCGCCGGTCACTATCACTAACAACACAGACATGAAGGAGACACAGTCATGAGTAGGAAGGACAAGCGCGCTGCCGAGCGTGCCGCGTACCTCGCGTACTACCAGGCACAGGTCGCGCCGACGCAGTTCGTGCCGCCGGTCATAGCGCAGGCTCAGCTCGCGCCGCCGCGGTCGAAGAAGATCAAGGTCAAGCGCGGCCAGCGACTCTGCGCGGTCTGCGGCGACATCAACAAGCCCAAGGTCAAGACCGAGACGTTCCGCGGCCGGCCGCGCAAGAAGGTCAGCGGCTGGGGCGCGCTGGCGACCGGCGGGCTGTCGGTGATCGGCGACCTGGCTGCCCCGCGACGTCAGGGCCCGGTCACCGGCAGGCAGCGCACCGCCTACTGCCGCAGCTGCGGGGCGGCGAGCCCCGGCTGACAGACCCGCGCCATTTACAGCGGAGTGGACAAACACAACACAATGCTGTATAATGGCGCTATGACAACAGACTTGACAATCCGATGAGCGCCGCCATGCCGGGAATCCTCGCGATGCTGTTCATCACCGCCGCGTTCGTGTGGCTGGTGCGGCGATGACCGGTATCAGCCAGAATTGCGTCATATGCGGCCAGAACGGCGATGTCGCCGAGCTGGTCTGGCACGAGACCTTTCCGCACGGCGAGCCGAAGCTGGCCCATCCGGGCTGCGTCGGAGCGCTCGGCTACGAAGTCGGGGCCGAGCAAGCCCGCAGAGAACAGCGTTGACCGGCATCACCAGCGCCGAGGCGATGGTCGAGCTCGCGGCCCGCGCGCTGGACGACATGTACCGATCGTACGAGGAGGACGGCGGCGTCTCGCCCGACACGTACGACGAGCACCTCGCCGTCGCTGACACTCTCGGCGCGCCGCCGTTCGACCGCGACAACGAGCTCGAGCGCCTGCTTCTCGACGCCATCTACGATCAGGCCCAGGGCGGCATCGCCATCGACGAGATCGCGCGCCTCCACGTCGAGGCGCTCGGCGACTGGCTCGACTATGACGCCAGCTGAACACCAAGTACAGCCAGGTGGACAATTACAACATGATGTTGTATAATAAACGCAGACCTCAGACACAGACCACAGACCCAGGGAGAGAGAAATCATGACGATCAACGCCAACACCGAAGGCGACGACTGATGGCCGCCGTCGATCACGTGCCGGACGAGAGCTTGCTCGAGCCTGACCCACGGAAGATGCTGCACATCTCGGTCACCAAGCTGGTCATCGACAGCGAGCCTCAGCGGGCCATGAACATGGACGTCGTAGAGCGCATCGCCAACGAGTGGGACTGGCTGCGGGCAGAAGCCGCAACCGTCGTCCCCATCGGCGGCGGGAAGTTCCGGGTGGTCGAAGGCCAGCACCGAGTCCGGGCCTTGCAGCTCCTCGACCTCACGGTCTCGATGTGGTGCCTGGTGCTCCCGAACGAGGAGCTGGGCGTGACCAACGAGGCCAAGCTCGGACGGCAGATCGCCACCGGACGTCGTGGCTACTCGACGCTCGCCAAGTGGGTGAGCTGCGCGGCCAGCAATGAGCCTCATGAGGTCCAGGCCAACAAGGTGCTCGCCAAGCACGGCCTCCGGGTCGGGCAGGCGCAGTCCACCCGCACCATTGCCGCGGTCGGGGCGGTCTCTAAGATCGTCCACGGGCAGAAGAACACTCCGGCCTCGGGAGCTGATCAGCTCGACAAGGTGATCATGATCATTCTGAACACCTGGCCGGATCATGACCCCAGCTCCAGCACATCGCGATTCGACGGCCGCCTCATCGAGGCTCTCGGCCTGATCGTGGCTCGCAACCCCGACCTGGACGTCAAGCGCATGGTCACCAAGCTCGCCTCCAAGCGAGCGATGCGCTGGATCGACGACGTGCTCAACACCACCTCGGGGAGGTCCATCCGCGACCTGGTCGCCGGCTCGATCATCACGAGCTACAACGCACAGCTCCGCACGGGATCGAGACTAAAGTTGTGAGCGGCGAGAAGAGGTTCGACAGCACAGGGCGCCCGCAGTATGTTCGCAAGTCCACGCAGGCCGAGATCGACCGGCGCACGGGGCTGATTGCCAAGCTCTACCGGCGCGGACACAACACGCAGGAGATTGCGACGGGAATGAACGTCAGCGAGGACGTGGTGCGAAAGACTCTGCGGGCCATCTCATCAAACAGAGGGAAGCGGTACAGGGGGCGGGGCCCGGTGACCGAGGCGTGCCCCTGGCGCGACGAGGACCTGCCTGTCGTGGAGCGCCACGTCACGACCGAGGTCGAGGAGTCTCGGTGGCGGCGGTCCAAGATCATCGGGATGGCTCAGATGCTCAACGACGAGTATCGAGAATCCAACTTCACCAATATCCTCGCCAACCAGGTGACCGATGCCGAGGCAGCCGGCGACAAGGACTGGCTGATCGAGGCGCTGGCGCATGTCACGTCGGCCATCGAGAAGTTGGAGCGGGCCCGACGCGTCCTTGTCGACGACCACTACCGAGTGCTCTGCCGAGACACCCTCGAAGGCGTCGAGCAGATGCGGCACAAGGTCAGCGTGCCACTCCTGCGGGTGATCTCGTCCGGCTCCCCCGAGAGGAGCGCGCGTTGTGAAGAGTCATGACGAGGAGATCGCCGTGATCTGCCTTACCACCGACACCCACTCCTCCAACGTGCCCGGCTCGACGCGAGAGTACTGCTCGATCTGCGCCGCCGAGGTGTGGTGTTCGCCCGCCAGCAGGCTTCTGGCCGACGTCATCATCTGCATGGACTGCGCCCCCGGAGCGATGGAGGCGACCGGCGGCGAGCTGAGCAAGCCAACGCCCGAGCAGCTGCGCGAGGTCATGGAGAACTGGCCGTGACCAACCCCGGAGTCTGGATGCTCTGGCCACAGCGTCTTACGGCCAGAGACCCCGGCTCCCGCATCGTTCGGGCATTTGATGATCACATCCCCGAGTCCGGGATCATCCTCGCCGCGGCTCCGAACAACGACCTCCGACCGCGCGTCCCGCTGGCCGAGGCCGACGTCAAGACGACGATCGGCCAAGGCCAGGCCATAAGTCGCGACCGCCGTCGGCCGGACCATCGCCCGGACTACCTCCTGTCACTGTGCTGGTGCGGCGCCACCAGAGTCTGGGTGTCCTCGGCAGAGGTCAGGGCCGGTCGCACGCGGCCGTGCCGCAATCTGAGGTGCGGCCCGACGAACCAGCTGACGAGGGTCAGAAGCAACAGCTCATGGTAGAGTCGCGGCGTGCCCGTGTCATCGCTGCAGCCTGTCTACCCGCCGCCGGCCGGCCGCGCCGTCGAGGCTCCGTGGGGCGTCGCCGTCGCCGAGAGCGTCGTCCAGCACTTCGCCAGCACGACTACTCGTGATACAAACTGGACGACGCCGCCTGTCGGCGCGCTCTGCGCGACTCAGAGCGACAAGTTTCTGTGGTACTTCGCCGGCGGCACCGTCCCGACCGGCTGGAAGAAGATCGCGCAGGTAGCTCTCGACGTTACCCCGGTCGCAGCCGCCGCGGTACAGACCATCGGCGACACCATGACCGGCCCGCTGATCATTAATGCTACACCGGGTCTCAAGATACGCCGCAGCAACAACTTGCCGTACTTGCAGTTCGAAGACGTCACTGGCGTTACTCGATACGGCTACGTCCAGGGCACGGCAGCGGACATGGTCTATTACGTCGATGCGGCGACAGCCGATCACAGTTTCTGGGTCAATAACGCGCGGAAGCTGGAGATCAACAGCACTAACACTGACGTCTGGACAACGCTCACCGCACACCAGAGTATCGACGTTACGAGTGGTATTGATGTGAACGGCGGCGGCGTGCGCATCGGCGGCAACGGCGCCCAGCTCAAACTGATTGACACGTCGACGTCCGCGTCTGACTTCCACGACACCTACATCGAGTTCTTCGGCGACGGCGTGTCGATGGCGTCGCCTGGCACCCGGTCCGGCTACGTCGGGTTCCCCGGTAGCACGACGATGTACATGAACAACGAAGTCCTCAACGGAGGGATACGACTTCAAGGCAATGGGTCGGGCACGGTCACCCTCGCGACCGGCACCAGCGGCGACATCAACATGTTGTGTGGGTCGGCCGGCAACATCTTGCTGAACGCGGCCACCTGGGGCGTGATGTCTTCGGGAGGTGCCGAGCGCGGCCGTTGGGGTTCGACGTTCATGTGGGGCAAGACGAGCAGTGGTCACGGCAACGTTGGTTGCGAGTTGTTCGAGTCCGGGGTGATCTACGCGACGACGGCGACCGCATCGTCGTGTCTGGTGCTGCGTCACAACACTGACACCGATGGCGGCTCATTCATCCTGTTCCTCAACTCGGCCGGCGGTTCCCTGTCGACGCTCAGTCAAGATGACGTCGCCCCCACCGGCATCAAGATCAACAACTGCACGACGACCACCCCATCCGACTACCGGTTGAAGGACGACCTCGGCCCGATGGTCGGCGCCCTCGACCGGGTCCTCCAGCTGCAACCAAAGCATCTGGCGTGGAAGGAGACCGGCGTCGAGTTCGACGGGTTCATCGCCCACGAACTGGCGACGGTGGTGCCGGACGCCGTAGACGGCGACAAGGACGCCGTCTACGACGAAACCGAAGCCGAAATGATGGGCGTCCAACCGGGCGACATCAAAGCGCAGCAGCTCGACCAGACGCCGCTGATCCCGTTGCTGGTCGCCGCCGTTCAGGAACTCGCCGAGCGCCTCGCCGCGCTCGAAGATGCATGACATCGGAGGAACAGATGACCACGACCATCGAGCCGCCGCCTCCGGGCACCGTCTTCACGAGAGACCCGGTGCAGATCACGACAGGCATCTTCACGCTGCTGCTCGGAGTCACCGCCGTGCTGACGATGACCGGTGTGCTCGAGGAGGTGATCAGCGGCGTCATTACCGGAGTGCTCACGGCCGCCTGGGCCGCCGTCAACCAGCTGCTCGTGCGCCCGGCCACGGTGCCCCGTCAGCCGCTGGCTGAGCTCGCATACGAAATGGCTCAGCCGGCGAGCACAGTCGCTCCGGCGTCCACTCTCGTGGTCGAGGTCGAGTCGGATCAGAAGAAGTCACCGCCGAAGAAGTAATGGCTGATACCTCTAACGGCATCGTCTACACGACGAAAGAGTGGGCCTACGTTTGCGCCCACGTCGGCTGGCGGCAGCCTGATCTGTCACGGTTCGTCGCCACCTGCATCGGTGAGTCACAGCTTCACTCGGCCGCGTACCGGCCGGCGACGCAGAACCCGGGCATCCCCACCACCGTGCCGAAGAACCGGGCAGGCCATGACTGGTCGATCTGCATGATCAACGACTACTTCTTCCCGGTCGATGACCCGTTCACCCGGCTCGATCCGATGACAGCTGCTCGTGATGCCCTGGAGATCTACAAGGCGAATGGGTTGAAGCCGTGGGGCTGGTACGACAAGCGCAACGACGTCAACATGCACGTTGCTGCGATCACCGAGGAGATCGGGCCCAACCCGTACGACATCCACCATTCGCCGTACTGGCGGATGAAGAGTGCGCTGATTAACACGTGGGACTTGCCGGTCCCGCCGGCGGATGACTACGTGCCGATCCTGCCGCCGGCGCCGCTGCGGTACAACACCGGCGGCTATCCGCCCGATCCGACTGGCGTCAGCGTCAACAAGCTCCAGCGGATTCTACAGTCGATGGGTCGCTTCACCGGCGCGCTCGACTACTGGTACGGCAGTCGGGTGCGAGATGGCGTGGCGTCGATCCAGCGCGATCTCACGGCGGCAATGCTGTGGACCGGACCGAGCGACGGTAAGCTGTTCAGCGTCGAACTCGCGCAGGTATGGGAGGGTGTGCTCGAGGCTCAGTTCGCATTCAACAGAGGGACACTGACATGAGTGATGAACCAGAAGTAGTCGAAGATGACTCCGAAGAGGTCGACTTCGAGATCGACTTGGACGCCGTGCCCGAGATGACGGGAGGGCGCTTTCCCGAGGAACTCGAGGAGCATCTCTCCGATCCCGTCGAGGAAGGCGAAGTGCCCGAGGTCGATGGGTCAGAAGAAGATGAGGTCGACTGATGGCGATCCTGTATCCATTCGGCTACGGCGACTGGGCGGCTCGGGTCACACTCGACACGCTGTTCGAGAAGGAGACGGTCCGCAAGCTGCACCCCGAGTACCGGCGACGACTCAAGTCCTTGCTCGTCAAGGGTGGCGGTCGCTTCGGCATCGGCACCGGATGGCGCTCGTCGGACGTGCAGAAGTCGATCTTCCTCGCTCGTCACTACAAGGTCGCCTCGGGCGGGTGCTGCCGCTACGGCAACGCCCGCTACCAACTCAAGAAGGGCGTCGCCCACGCAGCTCCGCCTGGATCGAGCTTCCACGAAGCGGTCGTGCACGGCTGGGCCAGTGCCATTGATGCGATCGGTGACATCAACTGGTTGGCGCAGAACTGCGAGGCGTACGGCCTTGAGCAGGCGACGTGGGGGAACGAGGACTGGCACTACCAGTTCACCGAGTTCCCGCACTCGGTAACGCAGTGGCGTGCAGCTGGTCAGCCCGCTCCGAAGACGTGGTCAATCCCGGGCGTGCAGCCGCCGGTCGGCCCGCCGACTACCGGCTGGGCTGCCGCGGGAGCGAAGATGAGCACGCCGCCGGGCACGCCGACGCTGCGTCGCACGGTCCAGCACAGCAACGTGCCGTGGCTTCAGGCGGTGATGTGCTCGATGCCGAAGCCGCCGGCAGACGGTGGCAAGCCGATCTATCCGCCGACCCGCGTCACGTCCGACCGGATCGGCGCTGGTCCCGTCGACGGCGACTTGTTCGGTGATCTGACGTACGAGGCCGTGCGCTACTGGCAGTCGAAGAACGCGCTCACCGCGGATGGCATCTACGGGCCGCAAACGGCGGCGAAGCTGACCACAGTTCGCGGCAAGTAATGTTCACACGACCGCCGCAGCAGACAATCAAGGTAGCGGCCGCCGTCTATGGCCAGCTGACCGTGAACATCCGTGAGGGTGACGCACTCCACGGTGAGAACTACAGGCAGGCGAGAATCTGGATCGTCATCGACGAAGATGAAGACGGCAGCGACGAGCCAGTGGGGCATCTCATCTACGCGTTCAACGACTCGAGCAGAGGCGGGCAGCCGACGTGGGTCGAGGCTGGTTCAGTGCAGCGCGCGATGGTGCGCGCGGTCGGCGGCACACAGTCGTGGGACGTCGTCCTCGTCGACCCGATCGACGATGGCCCAATGTCATTGAGGATAGTCGCAGCTCCGTGCGTCTGCGGCGCTGGCGCAGTCGGCAGCGCCGGTCCGTCCGGCGAAGCACACTACGTCGACTACGTCCGCGCCGACCAGTACGCGTTCATTCAGCGCTCGTGAGCTGTACGGTCTACTCTGGAGCAGGAGAGGATCGCCGCCGAGTTTCTCTCTTGCTCCATAGCGGTCGCGAGTATAGTTCAGTTTCATGAACCTCGCGGTCGTGGTCATGGGCGTCTGCGTCACCTTCTGTTTCGCCGCGGCCGTGGCATTGTTCTTCATTGATCAGTCGGCTGCAGCGTGGGCAACTCTCGTCATCGCGCTGCTGTCTACGCTCTCGCTTCTCGCCATGGTCGTGTCGACCGGTCGCGCTGAGACGAGCGTCGCTGACATCAACTCGAGGCGGCGGCTGTGAATACTCTCACCGCGGCCGTCGCGTACGACGTCACCGATTCCGCGGTCAAGGCGGTCGAGAGCGCGTCACGCGTCGCCGACGAGAAGACCGCGAGCACTGCCGCGCTAGCGCTGGCGATCGCGATGGACTCCGAGAACGAAGAGTCTGCGAGAGTGGCGGTCCTTAAAGATCCGCGCATCGCTCGCCTCAGTCTCGAGGCGGCGCAGGCGATCAACGACGCCGCCGAGCTCGCGGCCTGGCATCCGTCGCCGGATACGGATGCCGCGGTCAGCGGCAGTGTCAAAGATGCACTGCGAACACGTCGAACCGATGCCGAGCTCGCTGACACGATCCGGAGCACGGTCGCTGACGCAGCAGCGGCTAGACGCTCGACGGTTGAGACCGATGATGAGACGCCCGACGCCGAGTCACGCCGTCACTGGAGTGATGCCGCCGGGCGCACTGCCGCGACACGGCTGGCAGCTGAGCGAGTCGTTGAGTCCATGCCGGTCGTGGAAGAAGCCGCCGGTGTCTCGCTTCACAAGCTCTGGCTGACTCAGGCAGACAGCCGCGTCCGGTCAAGTCATCGTCATCTCCAGGGTAAGACCGTCGAAGCTGACAAGCCGTTCTGGCGCGAGCTCGGCACCGACAAGCAGCTGCGCTTCCCGGGCGACCCAGAGGCGCCGCTGGATCAGACCGTGAACTGCCGGTGCTTCTTGTGGCTCGTCCCCGCGGACCAGGCGGCGGCCGCCGAGGAAACGTTCCAGATCAGTGACGATGACTACGCACTCGCTGCGTCTGTTAGTCGCCATCCGTCATGCGGGCTGCTACACGGAAATGCCGCGCTGATGACAGTCGATGAATTCGACGGTGCGGCCGACATCCTGTACGGTCTGACAGCAGCGACCGAGCGCAAGTACGACGAGAGCAAGCACAAGCGCGACAAGGGCGGCAAGTTCTCGAAGCATGCCGGCCAGCAGGGCGGCACAGTTCACGAGCACAAGCGCTTCGATCGCAAGAAGTGGCTCGCCGAGGGTGGCTGGGACAGGGTCAGAGCCAAGTACGGTCTCGGCAAGGGCAAGGGCAAGGGCAAGGGCTCTGGCTCCGGCTCTGGCTCCGGCTCCGGCGGCGGAGACAGCGGCAGTGGAGACGACGTCGACGCGGGCAAGGCCTTTGACGACGCCGCCGAGCGTGCTCGCAAGCGCTTCGAGACAATACAGAAGGCTCTTCAAGATCGCAGAGATGAGATCGAGAACACTCGAGCATCGAACGAGGCTGATAGAAGGCAGCTTCAGGCGCAGGCCGACCTCGAGCAGATCACGCGGCGCGAGGGCGAGGACGCCGCGATGAGGAAGCGGGAGCAGATGGTCCGAGACGTTGAGCAAGATCTGCGCAAGCACCAGAGTGACGTCGAGCGGTCGCAGAACTTGATCCTCGGCATGCGCCTCCGCGGCGAGCTGCCGGACGTGATCGAGGCCGAGCGTCAGAAGCTCCTCCGGCTCAAGGGTGAGACGACCGAGCTGGTCAATCTCAGTCGCTCGCTCGGCACTCCCGACCAGGTGCGCGACCTGCGCGATCGCGTCCGCTCGAGTCGCCGCATTCAGGACGTCGGCACGCGGAACAATCGCGCGGACCTGGATCGTCGGATCAGACTCGCGCAGCGCCGGCAAGATCAGGGCCTGCGAAACACTGAGCGCTCCGCGTCGCAGGACTACCAGAATCAGGTACGTGACTTGCGCGCTCGAGCGAACGAGGCGAGGAAGCAGGCGGCGGAGGCGAAGAGGGGTCGCCGCGCCTCGCTGGTTGGCGGCGGACACGCGGACTCACCGCAGTCATGTGTCATCGCGCTCATTCCGAAGGGCCACAAGGAGATCGAGTACGAGTCCGGCGAGAAGGCTCCGGCACATCTGACGCTGGCATACCTCAGTGACGGCAGCGACAACATCGAGGATGACTTTGACGCGATCGACGCGGCCGTTGCGCGCTTCGCTGCGAGTCGTCAGCCGTTCACCGTGACTGTCGCCGGTCGAGCTAACCTTGGCGAAGATGGAGATGACGTCATCATCGTTGAGGCGTCGGAGCTCGCTGAGGCGCGGGCCTGGGCGGAAAGTGAGCCGGGCATCAGCGAACGCTGCGCTGCCAGTGATCACCCGCACTGGATTCCGCACATGACTGGCGTCGACGGTGACTACGGCGACGAGGTCGAGTTCGATCGCATCGGCGCGTGGTACGGCGACGACAAGCGAGAGTACCCGCTCGGCGGCGGGTAAGATCGAAGCATGAGCGCCGTCGAGAGCGAGCAGACCACGCCGCCGGCAGAAGACAAGCGAGTCAGCGCCGACGGCGACGACCGCCGTGATCGCGCCGTCAGCTCGTCCGGCTTCTACGCGTGGCTCGCCAAGTACGCCGACGATCGGTACAGCCCCCTGAAGGAGAAGCTCGACCGCAAGGCGCAGAGAGCTGTGCTCGGTGCGACGTTCAGTCGCGAGAAGATCGCCGCCTATCTCGAGTACGACGAAGACCTCATGACTCTGCTGACCAACGCGGAGATGGAGTGGCGCGCCGACATGGTCGCGAAGGACGGCCTCAAGGCGCACATGGAGGTCGACACCAGTCCACGCTATGACTTCCGCGATCCGACGATGAGACGCGCCCAGACATGTCGGTATCGCGGTGCGAGTGGCGTGTGCGGGAAGGGCGCCGTTCCGGGCACGGTTCGATGCGGCGAGCACGGCGGCGAGCTGGTCGATGAGGTGACGCGGCGAGCGATCCTCATGACGAGTTACTTGCAGATTGTCGAGGCCAGCGGTGTCGCCGTCGAGGCGCTGGTCGATGTCGCGCAGCACAGTCGCAACGACATCGCTCGAGTTGCCGCCGCGAAGGAGATTCTCGACCGCGCCGGCCTCACGGCAGATCTTCAGGTCACGGTGCACATCGAGGGAGACGAGCGCAACGAGCGCATCTCGCGACTGCGGGACCGGCTCGACTCGATGCAGAAGGGACTTCAGAGCCGAGCGATCGACGCTGTCGCTCGCGAGGAGAACATCGTCGACGCGGAGGTCGTCGCCGCGGGGTAAGATAGGCAAGTCACATCAGACTCAGACAGGAGACAAGTCATGGCACTCGCAGAGGTTCCACCTCCTCACGACGACAAGTACATCACGTTCAAGCTCGACGACTTTATGACATGGGTGAGTCACGGCGTCGCAGACGACGAGGAAAAGTTCAAGCTCGCGTTCAACGACGCGGTCTTGCTCTCGCTTGATGACGCTGTCGTCATCCGCCGCCAGGACTACTTCGCCTCGCCGGCGCTGGCGACGTACGCGGCGATGATCGCGATCACGATCAAGCTGATCGACGACCCGGATCGCCGCGCTCAGCTTCTCGCGATCGCCGACTACTTTACAAGACAATCAGAGCTCGCGGCGGATGAGGGATGGAAGTACCCCGACCTGTAGTAGCTTGGATGTCGTGTTCGACATCCTGATTGTCATCGTCATCGCGGCGCTAATCGGGTTCCGTCTCGCTCGAGCTATCGCTATGGATGATGTTGGCAGGCCGATTCGTGACTGGACTGTCAAGTTCAAGGGTCGAAAGCCGCGCAGCCGGCCGCGGACGTGGCTCGTCGGCCTGATGCAGTGTCCGCACTGCATAGGTGTCTACGTAACGATCGTGGTCGGGCTCGCCGTTAGCGCGATCTTGCTCGATGTTGACTGGATCGTCGACCTGATCATCGCCGCCGCGGCGGTTGGTGCTCAGAGCCTGATGGCGACGTACGCTCAGGAGGAACAGGTCCACGTAGACCTTGAGTGATACGGTTGGCCGGTGGCAGCACGACGGTTCTTCGATGACTCGACTAATCTCGCGAGACAACCGTACGCGACACCGCGTCCGATCGTTGGCTCCGTCGAGCGACTGAATCTGAGCAAGGGCAGCGAGCGAGTCGAGAAGCGTGCCGTCAGCGCATGGCAGACGAGCGCGTGGCAGATGTTCGACGCCATCGGCGAAGTCCACTTCGCCTTCAGTCTGATCGCTCAGATCCTCAGTCGGGTCCGGATCTTCGCCGCGATCGTGCAGCATCAGGACGAGGCACCTGTCGACGTCAACGACTTTGTCAAGTCTCTTCAGGGCGACGCAGAAGTCGACGCTCCGAACACGCGCGAGGCCTGCGAAGAGGCGACCAAGATCCTTAACCAGCTCGTCCTCAACGCGCACGGCGGCATCAGCACGCTGCTCAGACTGATGGGGTTGAACCTCTGCGTTCCCGGCGAGATGTACCTTCTCTACTTCAAGGATGAGTGGCACATCGCCAGCGTTGACGAGCTGACGCAGAGCGGCCAGACGCTGTACTACCGGACGATGCGGACCTCTCCTAACACCGGCACCAAGGCAACAGCTGGTCGCGGCGAACCGCTGCCGAAGGACGCGTTCGTCGCGCGCATCTGGCGACCGCACCCACGGTACTCCGGCGAGCCGGACAGCTCGATGCTCGGAGTCCTTGATGACTGCGAACTGCTCGTCCTGCTCGAGCAGTCGATGAGGACGATCACGCGGAGCCGGATGAACGCCGGCGTGATGTTCATCCCCGAGGGACTCGCGTCGTTCGTTGCCGGCGACGAGGCAATGAGTGTCGAGGATGCGATCAGTCGAGCTAGCATCGAGAGTGTTGAGAACGAGACGGCTCAGGCGACCGTGGTGCCGCAGATTCTGAAGGGCCCGCCCGAGCTCGGCGACAAGATCAAGTGGATCCCGTATGGTCGGCAGATCGACCAGCAGTTCGTCGAACTCGTCGACAGGACGTTGCAACGCGTCCTTCAAGGGATCGACATTCCGAAGGAAGTCGTCTCCGGCCTCGCTGACGCGAAGTTCGCTAACGCGATCGTGATCACAGATGAGCTGTTCAAGGCGCATGTCGAGCCGCTCGTGCTCTTGTGTGTCGATGCACTGACGCAGGTCTATCTGAGGCCGCTGCTCAAGCGAGCACTCGGGATTGCTCCGGGCTCGGACGCGGACAGTGATGGCTCGAACATCGCTAACCGGATCATCATCTGGGCCGACACCGCCGGTATCGCTACGCGACCCGACAAGAGCCAGGCGGCGAACGACGGCTTCGACCGGAAGGTCCTCAGCGCCAAGGCGTGGCGTGACACGCGAGGGTTCACGGACTCCGACGCGCCAGAAGAAGAGGAGCTGCTGTTCCGCGTGGCGCTTCAGAGCGCGGTCATCCCGCCGGAGATCGTCGAGGCGGTGCTCAAGCGGATCGACCCGGCGTTCTTCGCAGCAGCTCGCGCGGCTAACTCGGAGATCCCACCGGAGATCGAGCAACTGCTCGAGCCGGTGCTCGGGCCACCACCCGGCGAGGCACCATCAGCCGCCGGCGGGGCGGGCACTCGGCCGTCGTCTGGCACCACGGCGCCGCCGGTGAATCCAGCGCCGCCGGGGGCCGCGCCGCCGTCCGCGCTGACGACGCAGCTGAATGGCGCGGACATCAACACGAATGGCTCGAAGCCACCGCGAGCCGGCGAAGCGGCACTCCGCTAGCCGACCGGCCACGAGGCCCGAGTGGCATTTCTATACATCACGTGGTATAATGGCCACATGACACAGACTTCAGACAAGGCGCTGGCGCCAGACCAGGTGGTCACGATCGCCGGCACCGTCGGATTCTTCAAGGTCAAGGAGATCCCGGACCACGGCCGGTTCGTCGTACTGTACGGTGGCAACGTCCAGAGGCGCGGCGGTATCAAGGCGTCGAGTCGTACGGTGCCGCCGGCGAAGGTCGAGCCGATCACTAGCTCGGCGACTCTGAAGCGAGCGAACGCCACACTGCATGCCATCGCCGAGGCGATGGAAGCCGCACCGCACCCGCACTACAAGAAGGCCGGCGCCAAGTAGCTCGGCCGCAACCCGAGAGGCAAGACGAGACATGAACGACCTGCGCAAGAGCAAGTTCGAGACCAAGGTAGCAGCGGCTGAGGCCGCCGTTGCCGCCGGCGCCAAGCTGTACGTCGGTGGACGACGTACCGTCGCCACTGCAGAGGAAGAAGGCGAGACACGGGTGTATAACCTCGGCGGCGGTGAGGGCGCCTACCAGTGGCGCTGGCTGACCGCGCTGGATGATCCGAGTGGCATTCGGTAACATCACAATGTATAATGACATCAGCCAGCCGGCGAACCCGGCTGGCACCAGGACTTCAGACACAGACAAAGGAACCAACCCAATGCACGCAACAGCCCCAGTGCCGAACCGATCGACGTCATCGTTTGTCGTCTCCTTCGGCCTGATCAACATCCCGGTCAGCGTCTACACGACGGTGGCCGAGACCAAGGTCGCCCGCAAGGAGTTCACCGCGGACGGCCACGCCGTCGGCCGTAAGCCGTACGACAAGGAAACGGGCGCTGACGTCAACTTCGGTGACGTCGTCAAGATGGTCGAGGTCGGCGGCGCCACAGTGCCGCTGTCCGACGAGGAGATCGCTGGCGCGACCGGCCACGTCGCCGGTGTCGCGCCGATCGTCGGCCGCGTCTCGATGACCGAGCTCAACTCGGACTTCATTGCCGAGCGCGTCTACCAGCTTCGCCCGAAGAGCGACAAGAAGGTTCAGAAGGCGAGTGATCGCGCATTTGCGCTGCTGATCGCCACGCTGAAGGAGACAGACGAGGCCGCGCTGGTGCGAGTCAGCATCCGCGGCACTGTCGCCAAGTGGGGCGCGATCACACCGGACGGGTACCTCCGCATCATCCACAGCGCAGACCAGGTGAAGGCGGCGCTGCCAATGCCCGACGCGGTCGTCACCGAGAAGGAGACGGAGCTCGCCAAGGCACTCCTTGGCGCGATCCCGACACTGGCCGTGGAGGACCTCCGTGACGATTCCAGTGAGCGGATTGCCGCATACGTCGACGAGAAGCTGGCTGCTCTGGCTGGCACTGGCACACTGCTGACCGAGCCGATGGCTCTGACGCCGGCCGCGGTCGATGACATGTTCGCAGCGCTTCAGGCAAGCATGGACGCCCTCGTGGCGAAAGGATGAAATGAAATGATCACACCACAACAGCGGCTGGCTGCCAGCAACAAAGCGAACGCCAAGCGTCGAGCACTGTCAGCCGAGACGAAGGGTCTGGCCGACTGCGGTCGGGCCTCGTCTGGTCGGTATAGCACTGGCTGCCGATGTGACGCGTGTCGCACGGCAAAGCGCGAGTACGACGCAGCGAGAATTGCCACCGCGTGATAGTGTCCCGTGTCATGAGGGCACGGGTGGCGGCACTGTTGGTGGCGAGTGCGGCGGTGATCGGGATACCGGCTGTTGCTCTCACGGAATCGGGTGGTGTGGTGCAGGGCGGCGGGTCCTACACCACGACCTCCCATCCGTCGTACACAACGACGACGACGACGATCACTCCACCCACCAGCACCTCCTCCCCGTCCACCACGACTACGACGGCGGGTTCGACCACTACGTCCTCTACTCCGACCTCTACTTCGACTACGAGCGTGGTGACTTCTACGAGTACGACGACTACGACCTTGACAACTACGTCCACGACCGCAGCGTCGACCACCACGACGACTGAGGTCATCAAGAAGGTCTTTGTCTGTAAGTTCGTGGGGACGCCGGGAGTTGATGAGAGACTTCAGACTGGTCAGAACCCGATCTCGGTCAGCGTCAACGCCATCCCCAACTGGGACGGCGTGATCGGCTCCTTCTTCGCTGACGCCCAGGGCCGCAGTCGGGTGATCGCCTTCGACGTCGGCCAGCCCGAACCTGACGTGTCTCAATGCCTCCCTGGTGGTGGTACAACAACTACATCGTCAAGCACCACGACAAGTTCGACCACCGCGCCAAGCACGACGACCTCCACCGTCGTGCCTACGAGCACGTCTACGACGACTTCCACCCCATCTTCTACGACGACGACTTCCTCGACTTCTACTTCCCTCCCCCAGATCACACCGTTCGCGATCGAGGTCGCCCCGCTGTGCCCGGACGGGACGACACCGCAGATCGAGATCACGTTCGGGGTACGCCCTGATCTGAACGGTCAGACCGGCACCCTGAGCTTCTCCACCGGAGGGTCGGTCCCGTTGGTGTTCAACTCGGGTGGGACGACCGACATCGCGTATCCGGCGTCGGCCGGGACCGGGCCGGTGACGATGACCTACACGTTGGGGGCCGAAAGTGTGGAGCGCTCGACGACCTTCCCCGAAGCTTGTGAGGTGACGACATCAACGACCACGACGACCTTGATTGGCACGACGACGTCTACAGCGGCTCCGACGACGACGACCGCTCCGTCGACATCTACAACGAGCACCAGCAGCACGTCCGTGCCATCCTCGACGACTACTTCGTCGACCACCTCAACGACCCTGCCTGACACGTTCACGTTCGGCGCGGCCGGCACGGTGTGCGTGCGTGAGGTGCCGACGATCCGCATCACCTTCCAGAACCTGTTCCCGTCCCTCGCCGGGCAGACGGGCACTCTGACCATGACGGCGGCGGCAACGGGCGAAGTCGTTGGCGTCCAGTCCCTCGTCTATGAACCCGGGACGACAGTCGACATCCTCTACCCGGGGACGCATGTCAATCCCGACGGCTCCGTGGCCGACGTCCCCGGGTGGATTCTCAACGAGGACGGCTTCTGGATTCAGGACCCGTCCGATGCCTTCCTCCGCGACGGCATTTTCCTCACTTACGAGGTGAACCCGACGGCAGGCCCGGTGCTGGTGCTTTACCCACCCGAGTCGAGCGCCTGCGCCAACCCGGACGGCCCGTTCCCGCCGTTGAATCCGAACCAGCTGCCGCCTACCGCGTAGGCTGATACCGCGAGCCGGCCCTCTCAACTGTGGGGGGAGGGGGCGGCTCGCTTGACCGCAGACACAGACAGGAACACAGATGACACTGAGTATGGATGAACACGCACGGCTGGATGAGACGCGAGGAGGAGCATGGCTGACACCGTCAGAGGCGAGGCGTCATGACTTTCTGACGACGACGAGCGGCGGCCTGATCGACAAGGTCGACGCTGCCGCAGTGTTCGGCGCTGGCGGTGGCGGCGTCGCCGCGTACCTCCGGCACGTCAGTCATGTCGCGAGCTTGACGCTCGTCGAGGATGACGCGTCCGGACTGATCGCGCTGCGGAACACGTACACCGGCGCTCGCGGCGTGACGATCGTCGAGGCCGATCCGGTCGAGGCACTGGACGATGTCATCCGGCAGCGCCAGCCGTCCGTGGTGATCCTTGACCTACGTGGCCGCGAGGTGGAGCCGCCCGTGGTCCGGGTATTGGCACAGCCGCTTGATCGCGTCGAGGTCCTGTGGGTCATCTACGGGCCTGAGACGGACTCCGAGCGGGCCGCGGGCCTCGACGAGATGATCCGGACCTGGCACTCGGACGAGCTGCGTTGGTACCTGCAGTCGGTGAAGCACAACGACGAGATCGGCTCGCTGCTCGTGTATGCCAGAGAGTGACCGCGAAGTTCATAGTATAGTATAGTAAGTGACACAGACAGGAAGGATGACGGATGACGTTGCGACTAGAGGACATGACGACGGTCGACCACGAGACGTTGGTGGGCGCGCTGCGATGCGCCACGATCGGTCACGCGTGGTTCGACGTCGACTCGACGTGGAAGCCGAACATGGGTGTGCCACTGACAGTCCGCTGCGAGCGCTGCGGCCGCGAGCGGCGTGACACACTGGACGTTCACGGTGAGGTGCTCAACCGGGACTACTGGCCGCGCAAGTCGTGGCTCCGCTACCCGAAGCATCAGCGACCATCTCGCGCTGAGTTTCGTCAGCTGCTGCTGAAGCAGCGGATGCTCGAGGCTCGTGAGGCTCGGAAGATGGCGGTGAGCGCATGACTCGTGAGAAGGTGCCGTGCCCGGAGTGCGGCGTCGAGTACTACCGCGGTCCCGGCATCACGATGCATCGCAAGAGCGCGCACGGCGTTCAGCCGGCCGGCAACGCGGCCTTGCGGAAGCGTGATCGTGAGCGAAAGCGTCGCTCTCGCGCGAAGGCAAAGTCTTTGACGCCGACGACGGCGCAAGTCGACGCTGGCTCGGAGTTGACGGCCGACGACATTCTCGTCTCATTCGTCTCCATGCGATGGCCGGAGCGAATGCCGACATCCGTGATGGCACCACTGCTTGACTGGCGTGAGGCGACCAGTCGGATGCTCGAGCGAACTCAGTGACCTACTCGTACTCGTCTCGTGTCGTCCTCGGGCAGTGTCCCGGCGAGGGTGGCCCGCTGCCGTTCTTCGGCGACGTGCCATCGGACTCCGCCGGGCGCATGGACAAGTTGATGGCGAACTGGCGCGATCATGCGCGGGGCGTGAACCTCTGGTGGAACGCGCACGACTGGCAGTGGGGCAATCCGCATCACCTCGACGACATCGTCGCGGAGACTCAGTGTGAGCTGATCGTTGGCCTTGGCACGTTCGTCTGCACAGAGCTCGGCATGAACAAGCGCGGTGACATCTTCGAAGCTGAGGTCGTGCCATTGCTCACTCGCGAAGTTCTCGCAGTTCGCTTTCCACACCCGTCCGGGCGCAATCACTTCTGGAACATGGAGCGCAACCGTGAGTGGGCGGCACACGCGCTCCAGTACTCTCTGACAGCGCCGATCAGCGAGATCCGTGAACTGACGAAGCATGACAGGCGCTGGGTAGCAGCACGATGAGTGAAGCCATAAGAGTCAGTCACAGCGACATCGCGTCGTTCCTTCGCTGCCGGCGCCAGTTCGCGTGGTCATACATCGACGATTTCCGCGAGCCGGAGCGACTCTGGGGGCCGATGGCCACGGGCAGCCGCGTCCACAGCGCGATCGAGCAGGCGCGCAAGACGGCGACGCCGATTGTGGAGACCCACAAGGCACTGGCCGCTCGTGATGAAGAAGTCTTGATCGCGACTCGCGCTCCCGGCTGGGCCCTGGACGATTTCTACGAGAACGTGATCATGGGCCGCAACTGCTGCATCGCCTATGAGCGCTGGGTCGAGACCGAGGGACCGTACGATGGCTACGACGTCGAGTCAGAGGTGCTCCTCGAGGCACCGATCCTGGACGGCCGCGCGATTCTCATCGGCAAGGCCGACCTGCTGCTGACTCGGCGCGACGACGGCTGGATCTTCACGGACGACATCAAGACGTCGTCGACGCACGTCCGGACGACGCTGCCGGTGATCCTCGAGAAGAGTTATCAGCATATCTGCTATCAGGGCCTCGCTCAGCGGATGAACCCGGAGGCGCACATCGGCGAGGCGTGGTACACGATCCTGTTCAAGGCGAAGAATCCGGCGAGGATGACTCACCCGATGGTGGAACGGTTCCGGGTGCCCGGCCATATCAGCGCGCTGCCGAATCGCATGCGACAGGTCGAGACGATCGTCGCCGACATGCTGGCGCTGATGGAGCGCCGCGAGAGTGAGGGTGCACACGTCGCCTACCCGACTCCCGGAGACAGCTGCCGGTGGTGTCCCATGAGATTACCGTGTGGGTTGGTAGATGAAAATCCTTTGGGCGCTCGAGCACTGCTCGATGTTGAGTTCGTGCGCGGCGGCCGCCATGCACGGTACGACAATGAAGGAAACAGGAGATGACATGACGAACACTATGACTACTGACACGACCGTAGAGCTGATGTCGCCATCGCCGGACGTAGCGAAGATGCGTGATCAGCTCGACATAATCGGCATGCTCGCGCTGCTGCCGTATCCGTTCACGCCAGATCAGGCGATGAAGGTATTCCGCCTCATCGACCACATCGTGCTTGACTTGAGCGCTCCGCTGATCGACATCTGGCCGCGTGAGGAATCGAAGAATCGCTACATCGCGCTGAAGTTCAAGGGCTTCTCCAAGGCGATGTACGTGCACTCGAACACGCGCACCGATAGCTACGTCGACATGCCGGACGGTCGGCGAGTGACTCTTTGATCATGATCAACGACAGGAGAATGACATGACCACGAAGATGCCCAAGCTGATGGGCACGCAGGAGATGGTGGCGCGCATCCGCGTGCACTCGCTCGACGAGGCCGATGACTTCCTCGAGGCGTTCGCGCCAGGCGCTCGCAAGAAGGGAACGGTTCAGATCCTTCGAGCGACGCGCACGAAGGGCGTGGACTCGTATCTGCTGACGATCAAGTTCACGCACACCGCCCAGAACATGACGCAGACGGTCGACGGCTACCCGTCGGGCAACGGCGACGGCGACTACAACACGCGTCGCTTTATCCAGGAGGCGTCTGACCGCAGCAAGATCGATCCGATGAAGGTCGAGATCGAGCTCGGGCGCTGGGTGCGTGCGTGAGCGACCGCCCGTACGACTTCAGCGTGCCGATCGACGAGGCTCACCGGATCTCGCTCGAGCTCACGGGTCTCATCAACGAGGCGTACGAGCAAGCACGCAGGCGGGCGGCTGCATGGCAGCCCGCGCCCTGTCCACCGCGCTGTACTCGCAGCTGAGTACACGGTAGTGTAGACGATATCGACACAGACAGGAAGATGATGAAGTGAATCGGTCACTGACGATCCTCGTTCACGGGGCTAGTAAGAGTGGCAAGAGCTCGTTCAGTGTCACGTGTCCGACGCCGCGTCTGTATCTCGATGTCGAGTCGGCCGGCCGATTCCTCGCGATCAAGGCAGTTTCATGGGACCCTGCCCGTGAAGCACCGCCAGTAGAGGATGGCACGTGGGACACGGCCGTGGTCGCGACGCGTGACTGGGGTACGGTTGAGCGAGCGTATCAGTGGCTTGCCTCAGGTCAGCATCCGTTCAAGAGCGTCATCATCGACTCTGTCAGCGAGCTCCAGCAGCGCTTCATCGAGAGCAAGTCAGGCCGCAATCAGCCGACGATGCAGGATTGGGGCGCGGTGTTCCGCGTGGTCTCCGGTCTCGTCCGCGACATTCGCGACTTGACGATGCATCAGACCAAGCCGCTCGAGTGCGTCGTCATGACGGCGATGACTCGACAGCAGGAGGGGATGTGGCGCCCGTGGGTCAGTGGGCAGCTCCAGACCGTCTTGCCGTACCTGCTCGACGTAGTGGCGTACTTGTGGACCGAGCAGGCGGTCGACGAGACGACCGGAGAAGTGAAGGAGGTTCGTAAGATCCTGACGCGCCGGACGACACAGTTCGAGGCCGGCGAACGCGTCGACGGCAAGATCCCGATCGTGGTGGAGGTGACGGCACGCGCTCCTGGTGAGCCGGGCACAGACATCGACCGCCTGATCGACATGGTCTTTCCGCCGACGGCGACAACTGAGACTGAGACAACACCAATCACCACAACAACGGAGACTACAGATGACCATTGACTGGGGCGCGGAACTCGACCGCGTCGAACAGGCCACCAAGCCCATGGCTGAGGGGCCGCACACCTTCCGGATCGTCGACGCGAAGCCCGTGACAGCGAGCACCGGCAACAAGATGATCAAGCTCACGTGCAAGGTCGAGGGCGGCCCTGACGACGGCAAGCTCGGCTACAACAACATCGTGTTCACGTTCGACAACCCGCGGGCACTGAAGATGACACTGCGGCGCCTGCGTGCCCTCGGCATCGACGCTGACTTGCTGCGCGGCGAGAAGCCGTCGATCGAGCAGATCGCCGGCAAGCTGATGGGTCGCAGCGCGGAAGGCAACGTGACGCATCGCCAGTGGAACGGCGAGACGCAGGACGACATCGACTTCGGCGCGGCCGGCTCTGGCACGCCGGTCATCCCGGCGGCGCCCGTCGTCGGTGGCCCCGCTCCAGTTGTCGCTCCCGCGCCGACCAAGGAGGCGGCGGCCCCGCCGGCGCCGGTCATCCCGACCGAGCCGACGACGCCGGTCGCGCAGAGCGAGGAATCGTTCTGACATGACCGATCGCCTCGACGAGATCTTCGCCCGGCAGCAGCAGCTCCAGCTGGAGTCGTTCCACATCGACGTCACCGCCCTCGAGGGCCTGCCTCGCGAGAGGTACGTCGTCCAGAACGCGTTCGCTGTCGTCGCGGAGCTCGTCGAGGCGCTCGACAACATCGACTGGAAGATGTGGACGACCGGCAGCCCGGCGCGGTTTAAGGACCGGGACAGCTTCGTCCGCGAGATGGTCGACGTCCTGCATTTCATGGTGAACCTCCTTCTGATCGCCGACTGCGATGCCACAGAGCTGTATAGTCGTTATCTCAGGAAGGCCGAAGTCAACGCGCAGCGTCAGCTGGACGGGTACGACGGCGTCAGCACAAAGAAGGATGGGCGAGCGATGGACGAGCCCGAGTGGCGTCGAGAGGAGGTGGAACCATGAACGTGCTTGACGAGCTGAGGCAGACGACGAAGGCGCTCGAGGACGCGGAGTTCGTCGTCTTCAGGCTCAAGCAGCAGCGCGACGCGCAGGTGTCTGCGGCTCGCGACGAGCGCATCGGCTACGCCGAGATCAAGGACGCGACCGGCATGTCGATCAGCTGGATCAACGCGTCGCTCGTGCGCACCGACGGCTATCGGCCGCGCGCCGGCCGGCCGCGGAGGCGCGAGGTCGCGTAGGTAGCGGCGGCCACCTATGCCAGCGACCAGCCGGCGCCGTGATCACAGAGCCACGACGCCGCTGGTCGCTTCTGCGTTCTGCCCGCGTGCGGCCCGTGTGGCTTTTGCTTACATCGCGTTGTATAATGGTTCCAGACACAGACCCAGACCAACTTCGAGGAGACCATGTCCACCACAGTCAAGTTCGACCCGACGGCGCCTGACGCCGGACGGGCCATTCTGGCGGCGGCCTTGGACCGGACCAGCGCGATGCGGGACCTCAGCCGCATCAAGTCGATGCCGTCCACGACGACCGCCTCAACCTCTACACCGGCCGAGCCCGCCAAGATGCGGACCGTGTTCGACGGCATCGAGGTCAGCTCCAGCTACGTCAGGCCGAACGGCTCGGAGTACAAGCCCCGCGCCATGACGGTCGACGGCGTCGTCGTCCACGACGTCACCTTCGTCCGGTCGGCCGCCAAGGTCAACAAGCCCGTACTGCTGTACGGCCCGCCAGGAACCGGCAAGACCTCGCTGATCGAGGCCGCCTTCCCCGACGTCGTCACCGTCCAGGGCACCATCGAGACCGAGATGACCGACTTCGTCGGCAGCTGGGTCCAGGACAGTGACGGCACGTACCGCTGGATCGACGGCCCCTTGCTGGTCGCCGCCGATGAGGGCAAGAAACTGCTGATCGACGAGATCGCTCTTATCGACCCGCGGAGCCTGGCCGGCGTCTACGGCGTCATGGACGGTCGCGACGAAATCGTCGTGACTCAGAACCCGAAGCGTGGCGTTGTCAAGGTGCAGCCCGGGTTCATGGTGCTCGGAGCGTTCAACCCGAACGTCCCCGGCGCCGTGACATCGGACGCGCTGATGAGTCGCTTCCCGGTTCAGATCGAGGTCGGCACCGACTGGTCACTCGCCTCGGCGCTCAAAGTGCCGGCAAAGATCATCCAGGTCGTTCGCAACCTCAACCACAAGGCCGAGACCGGAGAGATCACCGCGGCCCCCCAGCTTCGCGAGCTGCTCGGCTTTCGCGACCTCACCGAGGTCTACGGCGAGGAGTTCGCCCTCAGGAACTTCATCAGCCAGATCCGTCCGGAGAACCGGGCGGTCGCGCTGGCAGCTATCAAGGCGGTCATGGGCGCAGAGCCCACCGCACTCACCATCTGACACAGACAGGACACATCATGACCACCACAGCAGCGAGCTTCCTCGGCTCCAACCCCCACGTCGCGCCGTCACCCCATGGCGTGGACGCCTATGGCCTCTACATCGAGACCGTCGAGGTTAACAGCCTCAACCAGGTCCAGTGGTACAACCGGATCTTCCTGGCCGGCAACGCAATCAGCTTCTATCACCGAGCAGCTCACGCCTCTCGAACCACGTGGAAACTGTACCGCTACGCTGACACCGCCACCGCCGAGAAGGCGCTGACCAAGTTCACCACGGGCGGCCGCGGCACGATGCTCCTCCGCGGGGCGCCGATTCTCGTCCAGTTGGACGCGGTCGACGTCACCGCGATTGATGAGATGAAGATGCCGATCGCTCGGTATCGCGGCAACAACCGCCACGAGAGCTTGTTCGGCAAGTTCAACCTAGACGACACGCCCCAGATCGCACCGCAAGCGCTCAACGCCAAGGGCTTCGACTCCGCGAATGCCGCGATCGTCGCGGCCGCAGCCTCGGCCGCAGCCGCCGCCAAGGTGGCGACCGACTTGACGTCAACCATGACCCCACCCTTGCCGACAGTTGGCGGGATGACGAGTGGCACGACGACGAGTGGCACGACGACTGCCACGATCATCACCACCAGCTCGGGCACCGAGCCGTACTGACCGACAGCGCCCGGTCCGGGAGTCAGACGGGTTCCCGGCCGGTGGCCATTGTGTTCACAATGGTGTATAATGAGGACATGACAGACATGAAGACGACAAGGACGGTGAACCCGCAGCGTGACGCTCTGCAGGTCGCCCTGAACGCGGAGATCCGGTACTCCCCGCTGCGGGTGCCCAGCGCGGTCGTCCACATCGAGGACGACGAGTCGCAGCCGAACCCGCCGGCGGTGGCGTGGTACGAGCCGAAGACCGGGGACATCCACATCCACATCGACCGCGCCAAGATCAACCCCACCGACGCCAACTCGCGCGGCCGCAAGGACTACGCCGTCACCCGCGGCCTACTGGTCCACGAGGCCTCGCACGCCAAGAACAGCGCCTGGCTGACCACCCTCTGGCACACCGGCATCAAGCCGTCGGTGATGCGGACTCTGACGATGTTCGAGGAGATGCGGGTCGAGGCACGGGCGGTCAACGCCGACCCGGACGAGTCCCGCATCAACCTCCGGGCGTCGCTGCCGCTGGCGATGGGTGACATCCGCGACAACCCGCCGGTGACCCGCTACGACGCGGCCAACAGCTGGGGCCTCATCTACGGCCGCTCGCTGACGACGGTCGTCAGCCACATCGAGCTCCAGTGGCTCGATGACGCGGCTCGCACCATCCTCGGCGACGACGACGTCGATCAGCTCGGCGACATCCTTCAGGAGGCGATCGGCGCGAGCCACCGCGACGCTGCCCGACTCATCCAGCTCGCCGAGGAGTGGATCGACTTGGTCGGCGCTCCGCCGGAGGGCGAGGGTGGCGGCGGCTGCGGTCATGGCGAGCCGACCGAGACCGAGCCGGAGGGCGAGAAGATCGAGAAGGGTGAGCCCTCCAAGGATGCCGCGAAGGGTGAAGAGGACGAGGACGACGGTGACGCCAAGGCGACAGCCGACGGCGCGGCCGCCGAGGACGAGTCCGACGGCAAGCCATCGCGTGGCAAGTTCAACAGCGAGGACGATGATGAGGACGAAGAGTCCGCGGAATCCGAGAGCGCGCCGATCAGCAAGGACGCCGGCGAGCTGATCAAGGAGATGCTCGACCAGCTCCTCGATGACGTCGAGATCAACTGGTCGAAGGTCAGGGTCGACATGGCCGACCCGATGGACATGGCCAAGCGCGTGTTCGGCATCCACCGCAGCGACAAGGACATCACGAAGTCGGCACCGACCGCGGTCCACCACGCCGCAGTTGCCAAGACGGCGAAGGCGCTGGAGGAGCTGGTCGTCCCCGCGATCAGCAAGGTCAGCGTCGCCGCTGAGCTTCCGCCGGGACGGCTGCGGACCCGCGAGGCGGTCCGTGCTTCTGCTGAGCGTGCGCAGGGTCGGATGGTGACGGCTCGTCCCTGGGAGGCGACGAAGCGCCGCCACACGACCTCACGCCCGATCGTGGTCGGCATCGCCACCGACGTCAGCGGCTCGATGGGATGGGCCGAGCAGATGGTCGCGGACTTCGCCTACACCTGGACCAACGCCGGTCGCCGGATCGGAGCCCGGACCGCGGCAGTCACGTTCGGTGATACCGCTCAGGCGATCGCCGGTCCCGGTGAGGTCCTGTCCGAGGTCCCGCGCCGCAGCGCCAACGGTGGCAAGGAGCGGGCCGACCACGCGCTGGCCGCCTTGGACGGGGTGCTCAAGCTGAGCCACAATAACGGCGCCGCCAAGTTGCTCGTCATCGTCAGTGATGGTGTCCTCGTGATCTCCAACGAGATGGACCGAGTCCGCCAGCGGCTAGCCGACTTCAAGCTCGGTGGGACGACCGTCATCTGGGTGACGCCGGAGCGGTCGTACGTCAAGGGTCTCGTCAAGCTCGGCCTCGTCGAGATCGTTGAGGTCTCGATGGGACGCGGCTCCTTCGACCAGGTCCAGGAGGAGGTGCTGAAGAAGATCAGCCAGCTCAGCCACTGAGCAACCACACAGACCAAGACCCCCTCAGACACAGACAACAAGGAGGATCCCATGTGGATCATCAGCAAGACCGGCTTTGTGTCGGTCGTCCAGCATCAGCAAGACCCCAGCCTCATGCGAGCGAGGGCTCGCCGACGCGACCATCTCGTCAATACGTTCGGCCTCGGCGACGAGGAGGTAATCGACCTCGGCCCCGGCGCCAACGACTACCGCTGGCATGCTGACGTCACTCGCGAGCACGTCAAGCTCGCGCTGGCCTCAGCCGTCAACGACGTCGACTACGACAGCCACGTCAAAGAGGCGGTCACCGGCGGTGACGAGGTGTTCTACACCGCGATGATCAAGAGCTGGGGCGCTCTGCGGAAGCTGCAGTCATGATCGGCGAGGTCGATCACAGCGGCGCCGTTCCACTGCTGGAGTTCTTGGTCGTCGTCGCGTCTGGCCTCCTGATCCTCGACGTCGTGGCGGAGGTATACCGCTGGAACATCCGTCGGCGTGAAGAGCGTGACCAGGAGAGGCCATGGCGTGGCATCGAGTGACTGGTCTGACAGCCGAGGACATGGTCAAGGCCGCGTCCAAGCGACGCTTCGTCGTCCTCGCTGACGGCCGCCCGGTGGAGCTCGTTCGCTGGCCGGCCACCGGCACGGGCCGCGCCCGCGTCCAGACACCGCGGGGCAAGCCGTTCAGCGTCGCCGTCGCAGCGGTAGTCGAGATCGATCTCCCGCCAGGTGGCAATGTCATACAACACGATGTATAATGACGCCATGACAGAGACACAGACCACCACGCCGGCGGCGGCGAACCCTCTGACCGCCGCGCAGGCCGACTTCATCGGCGGCCTCCTCGACGAGCGCGAGGGCTTCACCCCCGGATTCGAAGTTCGAGTCCGCGAGGGCATCGCCACCTGGGCGATCGACAAGACCAAGGCGAGCGAGATCATCGGCTGGCTGCTCGAGCGCCCAAAGAGGGCGAAGGCGACCGGCCCCACCTACACCGCGATCCTCGCCGATGACAAGCTCGACATCCCCGCCGGCCACTACGCCGCGACCGTTCCCGGCTCGCACGAGCCGCTCTCGTTCTTCCGGGTCGACCGGCCGACCGAGGGCAAGTGGGCGGGCGCGACGTTTGTCAAGCACATCGTCGGTGGACACCCGGACTACCCCGTCAAGGGCGCGGCTGCGCAGGAGGCGTTGAAGGCGATCAACGACGCCGGCATCGTCGCCAGCGCCGTCAGGTACGCCGCTGAGTTCCGTCGCTGCCTTCACTGTAACTTGCAACTGACCGACCCGATCAGCCGCGCGATCGGTATCGGCCCTCACTGCCGCAAGGCTTACGCCGGCACCGCACTGATCGCCGCCGTCCTGGCGGTCGGTCGGTGAGCGTCGACATCGTCTGGGCGGCGCTGGAGAACCGGCGCCGCTCGGTCAACCTCCTTCGTGCCGTCGACTGCCTGCAGCCGGCGGCACTCGAGCGCGCGGCCACTGTCGCCCTCACCGGTGCCGCGGTCAGCGTGCTTGACGCAGTCGGCGACGGCATGCCCGACGACACCGTCGTCTGGCCGATCGTCGAGTCGGCATGGCCGTACGAGCACGTCCCCGCGCTGTTCGTGGCGACCGACCCGATCACAACCGAGTACATCATCACGTCCAACGACTACGGCATCCTAGATGAGCCGTACGTCGACGTCAAGGAGCTGACGGCGCAGCTGATCGTTCCGCCCGGGTTCTACAGCCGCCAGCCGATGCCGGTCTACATGCGCGTCGAGGACGGTCACCTCGAGAAGATCAACATCGATGCCGCGGACTACAGCCTCGCCGTGGACATCCATCCGGACGGCGACTCCACCATGAGCTGGATCCCGTGGGGCGAGAAGATGCGGACGCGCGGCACTGACTGGCGGATCAGCAAGTCGACGCGGCGACAGCGAGCACTGGTCCATGCGATCGCGACCGGCAAGATCATGCTCGCTGATCCCGACGGTATGACCAAGACTCAGCGACGGCGGCTGGAGCAGGCGAAGACGACACTGAAGATCCTTCGACCGGTCCGCATCGGTGACGCGCTTAACAGTCCAACCGCACCTGTCATCCACCACCGCTCGCACTGGACGGCAGACGGCCTCGAGAAGCGAGCGATGTCGCTGTCATGGGCGAAGCAAATATGTGACCGTGACCCGGTGATGACTTCATACAAGTGCCACGTCTGTGGCAAGATCCACGTCGGTCACACCGTTGAGACGATCGACCTCTAGGGAGATGACATGAAGATACTCTGCACTGCGTTCAACAGCGCGGCGCTGACCGAGGCGACGCACCGGTGGCATATTCGTAATGCCGTCGGCGCCTACGTCGCCGCGCTGAGAGACCTCGGGCACGACGTCGACTGGCGACGCTCGACGATGGATGACGCCGATCTCGTGCAGACACGCCGTGATCAGTACGACGTCATTATCGCTAACGTCGTTCCGCCGCTCAGTCTCGTCGCGATCGACTGGATTCCAGTCGTCAGACTGATGAACGCGGCGACCGAGCGTGGCATCCCCGTGATCATGTCCATCGACGACTGGAATACAGACAACGTGACCCGCCGCGTCGAGCGCAACGGCGAGAATCCGAGTCTCGTTCTCGGCAAGGACTTCCACGCGAAGCGCGCCGGCTACGAGTGGGCGATGGCCGATCACGACCGGTACGTCAGGATGTGCTTCGACTTCGCCGCGACCAAGTTCCCGACGCTCGTCTGCGCCTACGAGTTCGGTACTGCCGAGGGCTTCGCAAGGCTCGCGAGCCGGCTGCCGGGACGAGTGTACCAGTTGGACCCGACGCCGTACGTTCACCACAACTACTACCCGCAGATGCCCGCGAAGCGTGACCGCGTGTGGGTCATGTCATCGCTCGCGTGTCATAACAAGTGGCTATCTGAGCACGAGTGGAAGTGGCCGGGCGAGTATTACCTGACGGTTGGAGAGAAATGGCCGCCGCCACCCGGCTGGGAGATCCATCCGCCGATCAAGCAGCACGACATTATCGAGCGCTACGGCCAGGTCTGGGGCGTGCTCCTTCAGCCGTACAAGAGAATGCTCAGCTCGGGCTGGTGGCGTGACCGGTGGGTGACTGCGACGAGATCAGGCACGGTACTGTATGTCGATCCGGCCGACGCCGGCCGATTGACTGACCACAACTTCAGACGTGAGATTGGTGACATCGAGAACATGTCGACAGAGGACCTAGCGCGGCTGGCGAATCGTCAGCGTGAGGAGATCGAAGACTGGCTCTGGACTAAGGAGCGACTCCAGCGCGAGCTGTCACTCGTGCTCGAGCTGGAGTGCCGATGACCGATCCGACGCCACCGTGGGAGTACGACGAAGTTGATCGTGGCTACGAGACGGCATGTTGGATCGTTCGCGCGAAGAACAAGACTGGGATTCATCCTCGTGCTGGACTCACGAACTGGTTCTCGCGATTCCTTCTTCGTGGTGAGAAGGGTGTCTTCCAGCATCTCTGTGAGCAGTGGGGTGAGGTCAATTGCTGCGCTCGCTTGTCCCACATCGTGGTTGGCACGCAGTCATCGAATGCTAAGCACTGGCATCAGCTTCGTCGCGAAGCCGGTGTTGGCTTCTATCACATGCGCGGGCAGCGAAGAGTTCTCAAGACACGTCAATGTT